TTTTCTGAACGTAGGAAGTCGAATAGTCCCATAAAATTGTAATTACATTACAAAGATAAGAGAAATCGCAAAAGTCATATCCAGACTATTCCCCTATCGTCATAGGTAGAATTGTCACTAGAATCGTCATTCATATAACATCCTAGAGCCATAACAAGAGCAACCATTCCATCAATCTTTTCGCTTGACTTACTCTTATCCATTTTAATGTTACCAGCTGGGTCTGTTTTCATAGCTAAGTTAGAACACATCCACCTCAACACTTTGTTACCAGCGTGGTTTATTTGTTTTCCTAGTACGAGCTTTTCGAGTTCTTTAGTTGGTGCTGACATACTAGCAAAGCCTTGCCCATAACTTTCCATAGGCAATCCATCCTCTGATAAATCAATAACTAATTGGCTAGAGTTCCATCTATCGTATGCAATAGACTTGATGTTTACAACCTCAGCAACTTCTTTTATTCTACGTTTTATGTAGTTGTAGTCTGTAACGTCACCCTCAGTTAGTTCCATCAATCCCTCTTTCTCCCAAACAATATAGTCTACTTGGTCACGTCTTGAACGTATAAAAGCATTATCCTTTGGAGCAAAGAAGTAAGGTATTACAGTAAACCTATCATCCTCTGGAATGATTAAAACAAAAGCAGAAACATCTCGCACACTAGCTAAGTCAAGTCCAGCGTAAGCCGTCATCCCTTTATAATCCTCTAAGTGTATTGGTGCTTTATTACACTCCATCCATTGTTGGTCTGATAGCCATTTACTAGCTGATGACATCCATTGATTAAGGTGTAGCATTCTAAAAGTGTTCTCATAGCTTGGTAGTTTGATTGCTTTCTCTTGTTCTCTTTTAAGATAGTCTAATTTAACTACTCCAGTTTCTATTCCTGGATTAGCTATCCTTAATGCTTCCTCTGTAGTCCAATCAGTTTCTAAGTCACAAAAATACTTAACGTAGTAAAAGCTATCATCTTTAATTATTCCCTCAGATACTTTCCTTCCGTATTCCTCTGTCTTATAACATATTGACTCTCTATTATATCCAGCAGTAGTAATGGCTATTGTCATTGGCTGTCTCCTACTACCAACCGATGTTGTAAGTGCATCCCATAAGCTAGAGTCTTTCTGAACGAAAAATTCATCCATACAAATAAACGAAGCGTTGTATCCAAACTTAGAACTTGCTTCAGAACTGATAGCCTTGAAAGCTGAGTTGCTTTTCTCGTGGATTATAGAGTTCTTAAATACTTTTAGATTCTTGTTTAGTTGATTGTCAGCTCTTACCATTCCACTAGCTACGTCAAATATAATACCAGCTTGCTGTCTATCTCCAGCAGCAATATAACACTCAGCCGAAGGCTCGTTGTCGGCTAGTAACATATACAAAGCTATTGCACTTATCAATGTAGACTTACCGTTCTTTCTAGGCAGACAAATATAAGCAGTTCTAAATCTTCTTAGACCACTATCTCTATATTTCCAACCGAATAAATCTCTTACAATTGTTTTCTGAAATGGCTCTAACTTAAATGGCTGACCTCCTAACTCTCCCTTGATGTGCTTGATATGATTCTCGATAAAAAATATACATCTTTCGGCTGCCTTGTCATCAAAGTAAAAAGTTTTGTTTTCTTTAAGTTTCATTAGTCATATTTACCAGATATAACATCTCTTGTTACATCACTTTTATTAGCCTTTATGTATTTTTTGCTTTTATGTTTAAAACCAGTTCTTAATAATATTTTTTGTATAATATTGGATATTTATCTACATAAAATCTTGAAAATAAAATATCATTTAATATAGTAATTTTATTTTTACTTTTTAATTTTAAATTACAAACAACTATTTCTCCTTCTTTAATTTCCATTAAAATAAACTTGTTTGTGTAAGATATGGTTTCAATCTTTTATAAGATATATCTATATATTCTTTAGATATTTCACTACCTATCCAATTTCTATTGTAAATATGAGCTGATTTTGCAGTTGTTCCAGTACCCATAAATGTATCATATATTAAATCTCCCTCTTTACTAAAGTTATTAATAAAAAAATTAGGTAACCAATCTCCAAAAGCAAATGAATGTCCATTGTTTTCTTTTCCAGAATTCACTGGTTTTATGATAACATTTTTCATATAATCCCCATTTTTATTATTGAAATTACAATAGTTAAATTTTCTGCTTAAGGGATTATCATTACTAATACAAAAAATATATTCATAACCAGAGCTAGCCATAGTTGGCACTATTGAAGATGGTGGATTTGTTTTACACCAAATAAATGTTTCTTTTATATTATTTTTATATTCATTTAAAATAAATGATATAATACCTTTATTACCAGTAACTTCTTGAATATTATAAAATATGTGATGCTTTGTTACTCTCAACATATTATCAATCCATTTTTTTGTCAATTTAAAATATTCATCTTTACTCAAGTTGTCATTATATTTATCATAAGATTTTTTATGAAAACCTCCATTGATTCTTGATTTACCTATATTATAAGGAGGAGATGTTATAATTAAATCAACAAAGTTATCAGGCATTTTAGACATTGTTTTTAAACAATCCTCATTATATATTTTATTTATTTCCATTAGTCAAAAAAATTAAAATCGTCAGTCCTTTCCTCATCTTGTTCTGGCATACTAAGAGAAGCTCTGCTCGATGGTGTGAAACCAAATTGCGTAGCAATTTTCATAGCGTTCTGTAAAGCGTTTTGCATTACTTTATATTTAGGTGCAATCTTACTAGACCTCAATCGACCATCTTTGTCAACGGTCTGCTCTGTAAAGTTGCCTTGTAACTCTTGAGCTATCTCTCTATAAATACCTATCTCATTACAATAGGCTGCTAAGATTGATAAGTCAGTTAGATGCAACATCTTAATATTGGCTAGTTCGTTAGTGACTAAGTCCCATTCGTCTGCACCTTGTTTATTGAGAAAGGAGGGAGCTGAAGGCATACTAACAACTTGAGATGTCTCCATTTCATTTCCCACTAAACGAGACTTCTCTAGTGTGCCTTTTAGCTCCTTTACTTTTGTTGGTATTTTTTTCCTCCCTCTCATTTTATTTTTAGCTTGGCCATATTACAACTAACATACTGAACATAAACTGGTTTTAGTTTGGTATATCTATACCCACACGATTTAGTTTTAATTTTGCGTACAAAAAAAGAAAGC